CCTTGGTATGGCGGAATAAACCGTTCATACGATCTCAGGTCACGGCGGCCGTTTAACACGGTGGCTGTGTCTAGCGTACTGAGGGGCTTGCCCATCAGTATTTTGCTAGTACCTTTCGGCGACTTGTGATGAAGTGGTTTGTACCACTCAAAGGGGCATGGAACAGCGCCCCCATCACGACGTCGTCGGACGCCTTTTGGCTTTGCGGCCAGATGGTGTAACGGCGAGATCAGAGAGTCTATATGAGGAGGGAAGCCCTCGCTTCATATAGCCCGCGTCCGTACGCGGCATGCCTGGGAAGGCATGATCACCCTTGAGGGTCCTTAGGAAAGGTCCTCAATATGGTGAGTCCCGTAACCGGTCCGTTTGTGAAAACGGTCGGCAACACAGGTACGAAGAACTCGTATACCAGTGTTCAGGAAGGCTGGAAACAAGCGAAGCCCTATGATCAGGTCTTGCCTTACGATCGGCGCGTCTGTTCCGTCAAGTGGAGTTCACTCTACTCTGACGGCAGCGATCCGATTTACGATGCAAGTAGCCTGGCCGCTGGGTTTCACATGATCAGCCAAGTAGAAACATGGGACACATGGTCACATCTTGAGAATCGTCTATACGACAAATTCAAGAACGCGGTATCGGACCGCGCCGAAATGGGTGTAGCCATGATGGAGATAGGCAAGTCCTACTCAATGATCCAAAAGCGCGCCATTCAATTGGCGAAGTTTGCGGGTCACTTGAGGAGGAGGCGCTTTGCCAAAGCGGCAGAAGCACTAGGCATGCAAGTAGCCCCGAAAGGTGCCAACGTAGCCAAAGGCTTTGCAGGCAACTACTTGGAATTCCACTTTGGGTGGTCTCCCATGATTGGGGACATATTCAACGCTGTCCAAGTACTCCAAGAACCGATAAAGAGCCCATGGATTAGGGTGGGAGTGAAGGAAGTTGAAAAGGTTTATAATCTTTCAACCCCGACCTCTGGTTTTAATACCACCGCCTGGTTGCCCAACGATTATAGTTGGAGCTTCCATCGCCGCTGGGTAGGTTCTCGCGCCATGCAGTGTGGCGCCCAAGTACAGGTTTCTAATCCGAACTTGTGGTTGGCGAATCAGATGGGTCTTGTCAACCCTGCATCAATAGCTTGGGAGTTAGTTCCTTTCTCCTTCGTTGTTGACTGGTTTGTAAACGTAGGACAGGTCATCAATGCGATGTCTGACTTCTACGGACTCACGTTAACCAAAACGTGGACGACAAAGCGCTACAAAGGCGTCGCCTCCTATTTAGATCATGCTACTTATCGTTGGCAATCATATGTCAACGGTTCGTGGCAGACCTATTGGGGTTGGCGGCACCGGTCCACTCAAGGGCCATTTGCGCATGTAATTCGTCGAGCGGGCCTTCCTCAGCCCGTATTGGCAGTACGCCCCTGGAGGGCGTGGCATTGGCGCCGGACAGCTTCTGCTGTCGCGCTGATGGTCCAATTGACCACCAGGGGTTAGTCGCCTTGTCTTCCTATTTAAAGGAAACCTATGCCTTCCATGGCAAGTCTGACCGTCAAGAAATATGACGGTACCACCGACATCGTGTACGACGCCCTCACGGGCGCAGGTAGCGATGGGTCTCCAGCGGTGTGGCGCCAGGACACTGGTGCAACGGCGTCTCTGCCTATCGGCATGAGGGCGCTTTTCTGGGTGAAATCTTTGTGGAACGGTCCTCGGACCGCCCGCAAGCTTCCATTCCGGTATGAGCGTCCTTATGTCGTGCAAGACTCGACCACTCTCCAGTGGTCGGTCAAAGGCAAGCTGATCATCGAAGGAACAGCGACGGTTCCGCAGGACATGCCCGCAAGCGACATCAATGAAGGTGTCGCCCAGGGTTTGAATTGCATGGACCACGCGCTGATCCATTCCTCGATGCAAGCTGGCTACGCACCTAACCAGTGACGTAGAAGGAGTTCGCCAATGCTTTCGGTTAGTCTGGAGCAACAGATCCTTCAATATTATGAGGATCTCGACAGTTCCTTTTCGTTGAAGTGCGCCATCATGTGGCGTTATGGAGAAAGGGAATCCGTGGTTGGGCTTAGTTGCCCGCCACAGGACTACGACACGCCTGAACGTTACTTTCGTAGCGTGAGTGCTGTTGCCTTAGTTAAGAAGTTGAAGGGTTTACTACCCAACGACTCTGACAGGCGCAAGCGCACGGTCGAGAAGTGGCAGCAAGGCGAGGTCAGTTGTTACCGAACGAATCAACGACTGTACCCCTACATGGTGACCCACCTAAGTAGGGACGATCGGATAGCCCGGCATCTCGCCGGAATCCAGGATGTCGTTGTGGAGTTGATCGGTATCGGTCCACCTCCGCACCTAGAAATGGATGCGTTGGAGGGCCGGTTCGGTCCAGGTACGACGTTTGCCGACCGCGGGTCACCGACGGTACCCGACAAAATGAACTCGAACCCGAC